TTCTCCCAAACCAAGGTATGCGAGAAGACCAGCAACATCCTTTCCACTCAAATTAGTCAGCGTATTGTCCAGCGGTTGTTTACCTGCCAGTGCATTAAGCATTGTCGTGGCAAAGTTCGGGTCATTCCCCAGCGCCGCCGCCAGTTCGTTCAGTGTATCCAGTGCCGCAGGTGCAGAACCCACCATTGCCGCAATCGCCGATTTCACAAAAGCCGTGGTGGCAATCTGTGTATTGTTGACCGACTGCGCCGCCGTGGGGGCTGTTGGCGTTCCGGTGAGTGCCGGACTCGACAGCGGCGCTTTCAGTGCCAGCGCATTGTTAATGGTGGTACTGAATTTCGGATCATTGTTAATGGCTACGGCTATTTCTTTCAGCGTGTCCAGCGTGGCTGGCGCACCATTAATAAGAGCCGTCAGTGCCTCCTGAACAAACGCGGTGGTCGCAACCTGCGTGGTGTTATTCCCCGCCGCTGGCGTTGGCGCTTTGGGTGTCCCGGTAAACGTAGGACTTTCTTTCTGTGCATACTGTGAATGCGGGTCCGGTGCGGCAAGATGTTTTGCCATCTGATCATCCGCGTACACCTTCAGCTCCAGTACCTTATCATCCACATACTTGCGGGTTGCCAGCACTACGGCAGGGTCGATTTTCAGGGTGATATTGTCCGTGCTGCTGGTAATCAACACCATACGCACGGTCTGGGTACGCCCGCTGCCTTCAGCCAGTTGCGGCTTATAGCTTTCCGGGCAGTTGCCCACGGCAATCAATGCCCCGGACTCATCAAACAGGCCCACTTCACGTATCCACCAACCGCCCTCGTTTTCAGGGATCACCTGTTCAGCAATAATCTGGCTGCTGTTCTGCGGGTCGATATAGAGCATATTCAGCGCAGCCCGGCGTTTCTCATTTACCAGTGCTGTCTGCTTTGCGTCCGGCGTTGGTAATGTTCCGCCGCCATCGCCGACCGCCATATGGGTAATTTTTAAAGGCACACCGAGCGCGGCGGCGCTGGCAAGTTTCGCCGCGCCAATATCCGTCAGCAGGGTATAAAATTTTGTGCTCATGGATTCACTCTCATTGTGTCAATAACATGGACCGCCCCGCCTTCATGCGCGGTGCCGCCGGAAATAATTGTTTCGTTGATATACGGATAGATCGTGATTTCTTCGCCAAGATAGCTGGCGGCTCCCACCCAATGCGGGCCGCTGGTCTGCAGATTGATGGACATGCCGATCATGTGACGGCTACATGGTTTGGCATCGCTTATCAGTCGCTCAAGTTCCAGATAGGTATCTTCAGTGATGCCCTGGTCCTGCACGCCGATATCCAGGCGAAACGTGCCCGGTGCCTCTCCGGTCTGCCACCACTCAATAATGCGGATCAGAAAGCCGAACGGCTCCACCACCCGCCGCACGGCACTGGTGGTCCCTTTATGCTGATGAATATAAAAAGCATCCTTCACCACCTGGCGCTTGACGCTTTCTGTCCAGCCCTCGTCCCAGCGATCCACAGAGAACGCCCAGGCGAGATAAGGCAGGAAACTGACCGGACAGGTTGCCGGATTCCACAAGTCACGCAGCGGCACCTGCAGATCAGAAATCCCGCTGCAGGTTTGCGCCAGTCGGCGCTCCAGTGGTGTTGAACCCGGTGGCAGCAGACTATTCATCCGTTCCTCCGTTGGTTACGCTCCACTGCGTACATGATGCCGCCTGTGTTTTGTTCAGGACCACATCCGCCAGCGGCGAAGCCAGCTCCACACGCTGCACACCCTCAACATGCAGGGCGGCAAAGATGGCGCTACGGCGAATATCCCGGCCAAGACGCGTCTGACTGGCGATATACTTCTGCAGACTGGCTTTTGCCGCTGCCATTACCGGCTCTGCTTCCGGTCCCGGATAGAGAAAAATGGTGGCTTCCACGCGGTACGGGATGATTTCTGCGCTGCGAACCGTCAGACGGTCAGCCACCGGGCGGACGTTCTCACTGTTCAGAGCTTTTTCCACCACGTCCAGCAGGTCTTTTTCTGCAGTTCCATCGCCTTCGCGGCTAAGAACAGTCAGCACCACCTCTGCAGGTGCCGGGCTGGTTGCACTGGCATCCGCCACCCGACCGTCGGCGCTTCGTGCATGAAATTCATAAGCTGCAGTTGGCCCCGCAACTGAAAGCCCTTCAAAGGCTGCGGGCACACGCAGGCGTAACGCTTCATCGCTTTCCATCACAGCCGCAACGGGCGGCACAGCGTCATTATCAGCAGGCGTCACCGTCAGGCGTTTCACGTTGTAGTTGGCAGCGAGCTGGTCAAGATCGCCGCCCATCGCGTAAGCCACCATCACAGCCTGCGCGGCTTCGTTAATGCGCTGGCGCAGAAGCAACTCACGGTAAGCATTCTCCTGCAACAATTTGGTGACGGGTTCAGATTCCAGTTCCAGCGTGCGGATCACTGCTTCCTGCTCATCTTTCGGATGAAGCGCCACAAATTCTGCCTTGCGTTCGGTAAGCAGCGTCTCAAAGTCCGGCACATCCACAATCTGCGGCGCAGGCAACTGCGAAAGGTCAATCACTGCCATTCTCTGCTCCTGTTGATACGGAAAGGGACACAGGCACACCGTTATTCCGCCGCCCGGTCAGCTCCACCACCATAGAACCGTCAAAGTTGCTGTTGATGGTGATGGAATCCAGCGTCAGCCGTGGCTCCCAGCGACTCAGCGCCACATACACTGCCGACATGACCTGCAGGCGTAACGCCGGATTTTGTGGCTGGTCTATCAGTGCCGACAGCAGAGAACCATATTCCCGACGGGCAATACGGCTACCCTGCGGTGTCAGCAGAATGTCCCGCACCGACTGGCGCAGATGGTCAATATCAGTAATGGCTTTGCCGCTGGTATTATTCATCCCGCTATAAAGCGTCATACCGGACCTCCGGTTGTGTCGCCGCCTTTCAGGACGCCAGTATGCTGATGCGCATCAACCACAATCCCGTTAGAACTCATCGCTCCGCCGCCCTGGGTAACGCCACCATTGATCACCACTTCGCTGTTAATGCGCGTGCGGTCAGCCTCCAGTACAAACTCACTGGTTTTCATGGTGATGTTGTCGACAGCCTCAATGACCATTGATTTGATGCCCCTGACATACCAGCGCCCGGTGGCGGGTTCGTATTCAAACCAGCCACCGTCAGGATGTTCTGTCACGCAGGCGTCCGCCGACGTCGACGGTGGAGCGAACTGATTCGAATAGACAGCGGGCAACGCAAAGGCGGTTTCAAGATTTCCGCCCAGACTCAGCAGCACCACCTGTTCACCTTCCGTTGGTCGCCACCATGTGCGGGCATTCCCGGCACGCAGCGTCAGCCAGCTGATCCAGTTGGTTTCTAAGTCGCCTGTTTTCACCCGGCAAAGCCAGTTTTCCCTGTCCACTTCGGTGACTACACCAGTGCGGATCAGGTTGGTGATAAGGCGCATGATTTCGGTCAGTTGTGTATTCATTTCCAAATTATCAAACAGAACAAAGACTAATTCATCTATTTAGAATTGTAAGAGATTTGGCACAATGATAATTTAAAGAAAGAATGACAACTTTAAATAAAAACGCCCTATTAAAGGGCGTTTTTATTATTGCCTAAGTTTAGGCTTGATAATTCCTAGTGCATCCCACAAACCACAGTGTATTTCAAAATTCAACGTTGGGTCCATTTCTAAATCTTCATCATTAAATGACCACAAATAAACATCTCCGCCATCTGTTTTAGATCTCCTGAGTACATTCCCGATAGCACCGACTTTAAATAAACAACTCAGTATTTTATTAAGCGTTAATGTACCATCTCCTAACTTCAATTCTTCAAATTTTTCCTTGATTAAATGTGGAGTGAAACCTCTTTTTTTTACTGAACGTAAAAGAGAAAAACTGTCATCTATTTCTGAATCACTTAAATGTCCCGCAAGCTCAGATCTAATTTCACGTAAAAGATAAGATGAGTATTTTTTAGAAATCTTTGTAAACATGGAACTTTCAAATCTTTCAGTATTTTCTCCATATTCATCTTGAATATAAGTTAGCATCCTAACGGCATCTCTTGGGCGACCTAGAGTTCTATGTAAAATATAAATAGAGCTATGCTCACCTGCAACTCTCTCAGTGAAAATTTTCCCGAACAAATTAGAACCATTTAAATCATTATAATAATCAGTGGAGTTTTTGATCTTAAAAGCAATCATATCAAAAATCTCAGAATCACTTGCTCGTTCTCCAGCAGAACACCAATCAAGTGTAACAGAGTTATCTTCAATGATTTTATTAATATTCGGCGATGAAAAAGTATTTATTATATCATGACGAATAACTGCACCAATTTTAGCATCTATTTTATTTTGCATTAGAGTTTTATTAATTGACACAACAGCATTTAAAAAACTTATCATTGCATTTTTATATTCAACTGTTGCATCAAACTTATCATCTAACTCATCATAAAATACATATATTTTTTTATTACTCTCTTTTAGCATGTCAACAATAAAACACTGCAAAGATTCCATACATTCCAAATAATTCTTTTTTGTTTCTTTTGTTTTCTCGACCTCACCATCTTTTGCTTTGGCTTCACCACGTAATACTGGGAATCTAAATCCGATACCAACCTCACCCGACGCTTGGTACTCCCTAGTTATTTCAACTGTTTGCTCAGGCCTTAACTCGCCCGCGACATGGCCAAAAGAACGTAAAAAACTTTCCAAATGAACTATTTTATCCTCACTAAATCCTTTTTTATTACTTACAATATTCTTAGCAAGATTGACCAATATCATCCACTTGAAAATTGGTACATATTTTGTGGAAGACACATCCTGCCCCTGAAAGTGAGTAAGTTCATGAAAAACAAAATCTTTTAATGATTCCACAACTGCAATATAATTATTTTTTCGCTTGGCGTTACAGTAGACATTAACAAGCAATGTCTTACCCGTCCCCTTCCTGCCAATTACGAGCATTTTATTTTTTCTATCAAGTTTACTTAATGAATTATTTATATCATAAAAATATTTCGAGTAATTATCGAGAAATAATACCTCATTCTCTCCATAAACCTCACCAAATTCAAAATCACCAATTTTGGGGCGCATAACATCCTATCCTTAAGAAAATCATATCATTATAACAAATGTTTTTATATATAGCAGATTTTACATTTTCATTGAAGTAAAATAAACTCACTTATGCAACCCTCCCTTTTCCTGTAACCAACTGATTAATGTGTAAAATATAAAACTTTGTTCTTTTTCAGCAATGCCTAACAAACGACGCTCTGCATAACGGACCTCCGGTCCTTTTCGACTGACGCGATCACGCAGGCCGTAATGGTGAACGCGGGCGATGCGCTGCACCTTACCTTCAAACTGTACGCTGGCAGAATCCGCGCTGGCGGCGGTTTTCAGGTATTTTGTGGTGCGAAGTTTTGTAAACATCTGCCGTTTGATGCGGCCTTTTTTACTGCGTGCTGTTACTCGCCTCGGTTCATAGCTGCTGCCATCAGGATTGCGTTGCATCCTGATATTCTGCTGCTGTGTCCGGCGCAGTTCCTGCGCCAGCTGGCGCATCATGCGGCTTCTGGCGGCTGGTTCCAGATTCGCCAGCAAGGCACTCAGCCAGTCGTCCACTTTCTGCAATTCAGCCACGTTTCACCGTCCACATTTCTTCAGGTTCATCAGGTTCCGCTATAGCTTCAACGCTCGACACACTGCCGTTAGTGCTGACCAGCACACGTTCCGTCAGTTGCAGGTTAAGGCTGATATCACAGACATCGTTGCGCAGAATATCCACCTCAAAGGTGAATAGCTTTTCCCGTAACGCCGGGTTATTGATGGCATCGGGCTGGTTATCCCGCAGCCACAGTAAAACCGGGGCCATCAGCAAATTTTGGTCGCCGCTGAAATCCTCTATCACCACGTTCAGGGTATAGCGGTACTCCCATGACATGGAGCTGGCCCCCGTGGCAACCAGCGAACCGTTATCCACAAACAGATGCAGTTTGTCCGGGTTATTGCGGACATAAGGCACTGCTTTATTGATGGCGTGGCGCAGGGACTGTGGTTTGTTCACTGTTTCGCTCCTGACACGCAATAATCATGTCCACTTTGTCTGCACAGACCGCCCAGGCGGCCTCCGTTTCATCCAGCAATGCGTTCAGATCACCGTTAGTGCGCGGCGCAGCCTGCTCCAGCCAACACGGCGTCACTCGCGGACAACCACTGACGGTAAGCTGCACCTCCGGTAAGTGCCGGACGTTCCCGCAGCCGGATAATGTCAGCAGGCAAAGGAGTATCAGCCCAGCGGCGTAAATCCTCGTTCTCACGTTTCAGTTCCTCGATCCGGCGTTGTCGTTGTCTCAGCAGTGCACTGGTCTGTTCTGCTTCGGCGTAGAGCCGCGCCTGCTCCCGGTTGTTGGTTTCAGCCAGAATGGATAGACCGATCAGCTGGCTGTTTTTCTTCGTCAGTTCCTGCGCTTTACTTTTCAGCGCCGCGCGCTGCGTTTCGATGGTGTGGCTGGCGCTGTTAAGCCGCCACGACTGCCAGCCCAGCGCAACGAGTGCCAGTGCCACCACTACTGCCAGCGCACGCGTCATAGTCCAGCGCCTTTAAGGCACCAGGCCATCTCCCGCACACGGCGGTTATCCAGCCCCTGATTAAACACACCTTTCACATAAACCCAGCGCGGCAACTGTCGGCACGCATCCGCCCAGCGCCGCTGGTTGAGCAATTTCACCAGCATGGAACTGCAGGCATTGCCCGTTCCCACGTTGAAGGCAAACGACACCACCGCGTCATACACCTTCTGCGGCGGCTGTTGCTTCACACACCTTTCCAGCGCCTGCTCCACACGTATAACGTTGGAAATCAGTCCTTCTGCTGCCTGTCGTTCCGTAATGGTTTTGCCGGGAATGACGCCCGACGTATTACCAATGCCATCGGTCCATACACCCGCGCTGCACTGATACGGCTGCAGACGACAGCCTTCGTAATCGGCAATCAGTTTCAGCCCCTCCACGGAGGTGTGAAGCTGCTGAAAACCCGGCAGCGTGGCAGCAATAGCCAGCACGGCCCCGACAAGGCAGCGTTTAACGATTGATGGATTCATAATCCTCCCGCGAGATCTGTCCGTCGCGCAGAAGCTGGTAGGCTTTGTGTTTGTAGTACCAGTTGATAGCCAGCATCAGCACACCGATCATCAGGCCGCCCAGCGTTGAGGCATCCTTGATGGACAAATCGCCCAGCCAGGCCAGCACGACGGCGATGCAATACGTGATAAAGGCGCTGATTCGCTCAAGCGTCATAATTCAGTCCCATAGCTGGACGGTCTGCACGGTGGTGGTTGTCGGAATGTCCGGCAGCTCCACCTGCAGCCCGTGAGGTAAAAAGGGGCCGTATTCGGCAAGCCCCGGATTTGTCTTCAGTACCTGCTCCGTGACACCCTGCGTGCGCCCGTAATGACGCCAGCAAAGCGCGTCCACCGTGTCATACTGATGCGCACGCACTTTCATCAGATAAGCTCCACTGTGCAGTGCGGCGCATCCTGCACCCGGCTGATGGCCCAGCGGGCGTCACGCCACAAATCACCGCTGGATTCCGCCAGTTCCTCGCCTCGCTTCACACCGGATGCCGTGGCGTCATAGTCCTGGTATCGTTCGTTGAGCATGGCGCGTGCCCAGCAGTAAACCGCGTTGAAATAGTGCTGAATGCGCTCACTTTTGCCGTCCAGCTGTTCCGCCGGAACCTCAGCCAGCGACACATATCCCAGCATCTGCTGACGTCTGCGAAACTCATACAGCTCTGCGTTGACCTCCGAAATTGCCGACAGGGCAACCTGCTTTAAACGCGGCTGCGTCACCGTGCCGTCAGTGCGCATCACGCTGCGAAACTCCGACAGGTCCACATCAGGCCAGAACGGCGTATTTCTGATGATTTCCGCCTGTTCCGGTGCCTGTTCTGGCGCAACAAACTTCATGCTGCTTTCTCCTGAAATAGAGGGCGGTGGACGGGATTTTGATGTGGCTATGCCTTTCGCCACCCCGTGCCGCCCGTGCGCGGGGGCACGTTCTGTCAGCGGCTGTCATTGCGCAGTCTGCGCTCCAGCTGCTGTTTGTCTTTTTTCACGCCACAGCGGGGATCGAGCTGTAACGCATGGTTGAGATGGTTAAGGGCAGAAGCCGGATTGCTTTCACTCAGGACAGCGCCAATCGCTTTATGCAGACGCGCTCGTGACTGGTCCGGCATATCCAGACCATCTGTCAGCTCCAGCGTCTGCAACAACAGATCGGCATCAAAGCCGGTGGCGGCAAGCATTGCGCTCTGCGCCGCGTCTGCCATTTCCTCTGCCAGCACGGTCTGCACATTGCGGTTACCCAGCGGCATCACCCAGCCATGACGCAGGGCATGACGCCCGATCTCCAGCGCCCCGGCATAATCTCCGGCATCAATGCGCCACAGCATCACGTACATCAGCACGTCATCCTGCTGTGCGCCTCCGGCAGTCAGGACACCCTCTGCCCAGGCGGCGTACTTCGGCAGCAGCTCCACCTTAATTTCCGCTTTTTTCACCGTGGACTGAACGCCCTTGAGACGGCGGCGGTCTTCCGCCAGTTGCAGCAGCATCAGGTCATAGCCCGACGCGTGGCGAACACTGCCGCCCTCGCGGGCGGCCTGTTCAGCCTGAACGCGCAGGCGATGCTGCCGTGCGGGACTCAGGCTCATGGTTTATGCTCCGGCTTCTGCGGCGGCGCTGAAGTCACCAATCTGGATGTTTTCCACCAGTGCTGCGCAGCGGTAGTCCTCAACCACATAGGCTTCGTTAACTGATTCAAAGTTTTCAATCCGGTCACGTTTCGGGTTGTCGATAACCGAACGGCGGCGGGTGTCCTCCTGCCAGTAAATGGACAGGTTATCCAGACGGGTGATCAGCAGCGCATTCGGCGGGAAGAACGGCGCACGCACGGCCTGCAGGCCACCCATGCGTTTCTGACTGATGATCATATCGGCAGCCAGTTTTTCACTGTTTTCCTGGTCTTTGTTGACCAGCGGGAAATACTTGTCAGACAGCAGCTCACGACCGCAAATCACCACCAGATCGTCATCGTCCTGGTAGACCACGTCGATAAGCTCATTGACCGCATCCATCACCACGGCGTCCAGGTTGGCATATTCGCCACCTTTCCCGACTTTCACCGCACCCGGTGTGGTTTCACCGCCCGTGGTGGTGCTGCCCATGACGTGATCCGGTGCATCCTCACGGATTTTCTGCAGCCAGCCTTTGTTCACATCCTGCAGCAGCGGGTTTTCGCTACGGTTGGAGGTTTTCGCACGCTTCACGCCGTTAAAGCCGATCATGATGCGGTCCAGTGCCTGACGTTTCACGATGGCGTTACGGATACGCACCTGGAAATCCTGAAACTTCGCCCACAGGTCCAGCTTCGCGTAGGTCAGCACCGTGTCAAAGTTGGTCTGTTCGCATTTGTATTCCACATCGACCATCAGCGTCGGATCGACAGGTTCACGCTCTTTCGCGGTGGTGTCAGTGGTTCCGGCAATGGTGCTGCCAACACCCAGCCCCAGCAGCTGACCGGACTGCTCAGTCACTGGCGTGACGTTAATCAGCGTCAGGAAAGCGGCGGACTGCTGGATCTGGTCTTCCAGCGTCTGCTGTACAGACGGCTCCACGGTGAACTTGCTGGACAGTTCTTCAACTGCCACACCGTTCAGACGCGCCAGCTGCTGCAGGTAAGCGTTAAAAGCAAAGCGGGTATTCTTCTTCATCGGGTTTTATGCTCCATCAGCAATTGGTCAGAGTGTCAGCGGGGGCGTTGCCGCCTGTTGCACGCTGGCGGTAGTCCTGGCGGCAGTCCTCATGGCTCAGCTTGTCCACCAGTTCGTTAAAGGCGGCCTGTTGTGCCTGCAGGGCTGTCTCCAGCTCAGACAGGCGTTCTTCCTGCTCAGACAGGGATTTTTCGGTGCGTGCGCTCAGGTTTTGCTGCTCAGTGGCGACCAGCTCCACGGCCTTATGCACATCAGAGAACCGGGCATCGTCGGACTGCTCTTTTTTGGTGAACAGCGCCGTGACGCGGGCAAACAGGGACGGCTTGTCCTCCTGGATTTCTTCCAGTTCGATCACCGTTTCCTCTGCGGCGGTAAAGAGATTGGCGGGATTCTGCTTGCGGTTTGCCAGCGGGTTATGGGCTGCACTGGCGCTGAATGTCAGCATTTCCGTACCCAGACTGGCTGGATCATCAGTGGCAGCCAGGCCAACCAGGTAGGCTTTGCCCGTATCAGCGAACTTCGGGCTGACTTCCATAGAAGTGAATAATTTCTGGCCTTTTTTCACCAGCTCCACCAGGGACTCCGTTGGCTCAACGTCGGCATACAGCGCCATCTTGCCTGCCAGCGGACCTTCCGTGATTTCTTCAGCAAACAGCGCCGTTACCTTGCCGTAGCGGTTAAAGGTGCTGTCCGGCAGATAAGACTTGATGTGCTCAAGGTTAATCAGCGCGGTATACACTGCCGGGTTGTAGCTGGCTGCCATCTGTTCCAGCCATTCACGCTGGATTTCGCGTCCGTCGGTGGTGGCACCTTCCACCCCGATGCGAAAACGCTTTGCTTTCACTGTCATGAGCCGTGCTCCGTTAGAAAAAACTTACTGGAGCCTTATGGTTGCGGTGATGAGGGCAGTGAAACAATGCGCGGTATTTGTACCGACAACCACACAAACCGCAGGCGGGGAAAGCCTTCATTCAAGGCTGTAGGTTTGTGCCATGAACACCACACTGACATCCGCAGATCTCGATCCCCGTCGGCAGGCCATGCTGCTGTACTTTCAGGGATATCGCGTAGCCCGCATTGCTGAAATGCTGGGCGAGAAAGTTGCAACCGTTCACAGCTGGAAGAAACGCGACAAGTGGGGTGACTATGGGCCGCTGGATCAGATGCAGCTCACCACCGCCGCACGCTACTGCCAGCTCATCATGAAGGAGCACAAAGAAGGGAAAGATTTCAAAGAGATTGACCTGCTGGCGCGCCAGTCGGAGCGCCACGCGCGGATCGGCAAGTTTAACAATGGCGGCAACGAAGCCGACTTAAACCCTAACGTCGCCAACCGCAACAAAGGCCCGCGTCGTCAGCCGGAAAAGAACGTTTTCACCGATGAACAGATTGCGAAGCTGGAAGAAATCTTCCATTCCTCCATGTTCAACTACCAGCGCCACTGGTGGGAAGCCGGAAAAACCAACCGCATCCGCAACCTGCTGAAGTCACGCCAGATCGGCGCGACCTTTTACTTTGCCCGTGAAGCCCTGATTGACGCCCTGCTTACCGGACGTAACCAGATTTTCCTTTCCGCCAGTAAGGCACAGGCCCACGTCTTTAAACAGTACATCATCGACTTCGCCAAAGAAGTGGAAGTGGAGCTGAAAGGCGATCCGATGGTGCTTCCTAACGGGGCTACGCTTTACTTCCTCGGCACCAATGCCCGCACGGCCCAGAGTTACCACGGCAACCTGTATCTGGATGAATATTTCTGGATACCGAAATTCCAGGAGCTGCGCAAAGTGGCTTCCGGTATGGCTATTCACAAAAAATGGCGACAAACCTATTTTTCCACACCATCCAGCCTGACACACAGTGCTTATCCGTTCTGGTCCGGTGCGCTGTTCAACCGTGGGCGCAACAAAGCCGATAAGGTGGACATCGACCTGTCCCACAGCAATCTGGCCCCCGGCCTGCTGTGCGCAGACGGGCAATACCGCCAGATAGTCACCGTGGAAGATGCTGTGCGCGGCGGATGTAACCTGTTCGATCTCGACCAGTTGCGCATGGAGTACAGCCCGGACGAATACCAGAACCTGCTGATGTGCGAGTTTGTGGACGATCTCGCGTCCGTGTTTCCGCTCAGCGAGCTGCAGGCGTGCATGGTGGACAGCTGGGAAGTCTGGACCGACTTTCATGCACTGGCCCTGCGCCCGTTTGGCTGGCGCGAAGTGTGGATCGGTTATGACCCGGCAAAAGGTACGCAAAACGGCGACAGCGCCGGGTGCGTGGTGGTGGCACCGCCAGCCGTGCCGGGCGGTAAGTTCCGCATTCTTGAGCGTCACCAGTGGCGCGGGATGGACTTCCGCGCCCAGGCTGACGCCATCAAAAAACTGACTGAACAGTACAACGTGACATACATCGGTATCGACTCAACCGGCGTCGGTCACGGGGTTTACGAGAACGTGAAAGCGTTTTTTCCTGCCGTCCGGGAGTTTGTCTACAACCCCAACGTTAAAAACGCTCTGGTACTCAAGGCCTACGACATTATCAGCCACCGCCGTCTGGAGTTTGACGCCGGGCACACCGACATTGCGCAGTCATTCATGGCAATCCGTCGCGCCACCACCGCCAGTGGCAACCGCCCGACGTATGAAGCCAGCCGCAGCGAAGAAACCAGCCACGCCGATCTGGCGTGGGCAACAATGCACGCACTGTTTAACGAACCACTGCAGGGCGAGTCCGCCAATACCAGTAATATTGTGGAGATTTTTTGATGGGAAAGAGTAAGAAGAACCGCGCTGCGTCGCAGAACCAGACCCAGCATAAAAGCCAGACTTCAGCCGAAGCATTCAGCTTCGGCGATCCCATTCCAGTACTGGATCGCCGCGAACTACTGGACTATGTGGAATGCGTACAGACAGATCGCTGGTATGAGCCGCCAGTGAGTTTTGACGGACTGGCGCGAACCTTCCGCGCCGCCGTGCATCACAGCTCACCGATTGCAGTAAAGTGCAATATTCTGACCAGCACCTATATCCCTCACCCGCTGCTCAGCCAGCAGGCTTTTTCACGTTTTGTGCAGGACTATCTGGTATTTGGTAACGCCTACCTGGAGAAACGCACGAACCGCTTCGGTGAAGTTATCGCCCTTGAACCTGCGCTGGCAAAATACACCCGACGCGGATTAGACCTGGATACCTACTGGTTTGTGCAATATGGTATTACAACCCAGCAGTATCAGTTCACGAAAGGCAGCATTTTTCATCTGATGGAACCGGACATCAACCAGGAGATCTACGGCCTGCCAGGTTATCTTTCTGCCATTCCGTCAGCCCTGCTCAACGAGTCCGCCACGCTGTTCCGCCGGAAGTATTACATTAACGGCAGTCATGCAGGCTTCATCATGTACATGACCGATGCCGCGCAGAACCAGGAAGATGTGAACAACCTCCGCAATGCGATGAAAAGCGCCAAAGGTCCGGGCAACTTCCGCAACCTGTTTATGTACTCGCCTAACGGCAAAAAGGACGGGCTTCAGATTATCCCGTTGTCAGAGGTCGCAGCGAAGGATGAGTTTTTGAATATTAAGAACGTGAGCCGGGACGACATGATGGCGGCACACCGCGTGCCGCCGCAAATGATGGGGATAATGCCGAATAATGTTGGGGGGTTTGGGGATGTGGAAAAGGCTAGTAAAGTCTTTGTCCGAAATGAATTAATTCCGTTACAAAAAAGGCTTATAGAAATTAATACTTGGCTAAATGAAAAAATCATAGCATTTAATGATTACTCATTAAATTAGATAAAAAGGGGTTAATCACCCCTATAAAAATCACAAAAATCGCCTTACACGTATTTTATTAATCGCCGATTCATCTCCAATTCTTATCAAGGCATCCCTTGCCTTTTTCCCTATACGATTCATTCTATCAGAACCATTACTATAATTTCCGAATTTAAGCGCCGTAGCTATTATTGAATCACCACCATCAAGAATGACATTTTTAAATAATTGATAGTAGTCATCTACTGAAGCAGCATCCAATATTTCCTCATGTCTATCAGACCAACCATTCTGACCTGATAATTTCTTAAGAACATCATATATTGAACCATCAATATTTATAATATTAGAATAGGCTTGAATTTTTGACAACAACTCAGCATCTCTTACGGGATGAACATTCACATAAATAGATTGAACATATTCCTTTAGAGCATCGTTACCATAATTAATAAACTGTTCAATCAATTCACTCGCCTTAGCATTCTCTCCGAAATCCCTATATAGTCCGACAACATTATCTAAATCACTTGGAGTCACATACTTCATCCCATCAACCACCGCTTGATATAGCTTGTCAACAACCTGATTTTGATTGTCATCAAATGAATTATGAAAGAACTGCCATGCCTCAGATAAGGAACCTCGTTTATTATCACGCGTAATCTCCTCATTCCTTAGGCTTATTTGTCTTTGGAAACTGCTCTTATCAAGATAGCCATATCTAACCATATCAATAAGAACCTCATCAAGATCATTCGTTTTTCTATATCCATATTTAAGCAAGGTATTAAGCCAGACTTTCTCATGGCCTTCTTCCTTGTCATTATAAGTATATATATTCCTCACTCCCCTAATATATTCTAGTGATGGCACATCTCCCTCTGGAGAAAATCCGTAATGGCTCCAACAATACAGAGTTAATGAATGCGCAACTTCATTTGAAATTGTCTCAACATCACCTATAATATTTGGTGTTAAGGACACGAAAAAACGTTCTATCTTTTTTAAGATTCGAATATTCTTGATACCTAAAGAAATGGAATATTTACTTAACAAGTTATAAACATGAAAATCACCTTTATAGGCTATATCTGCGCATTCTTCTGGTGTTGGATTGTAAGTGATATCTCTATCAATGACCTTTTCTTTATAAGTAGAATAATCCTCCATACTAGCTGTGCCATTGTTAAGCAATAGAACCACCTTACAATCCTTCTGCTCCTTTAATAGAGATACTAGCCCTAAAACATCTTTAACATCTAAGTTTTTGCCACGCCTTTCTAAGTCATCTATTACTACAATCATTTTAGAAACGGTCAGAAATGACATTGCTTCAAGTGTCGTAGAGAAGTTTTTTACAACAGGAGCTTCTTTTAACAAACCTGCGGCTTTTCGAGAAAACGATTCAAAAAGTCCACTTGCGTTTGTTGTTGCTGTCTCCAAATCAGGTTTATTTCCAATATATTCCTTTGTAATTGCATTCTCAAAAATAGAATACTTTAAAGAATCTAGTGAATTTATACCAAAAAGAGAGACATAACTATATCTATTAAATGCAACCTTATCTTTATTATCTTTTAGGAACGTATTCCAAGTATAGGTTTTACCAATTCCCCATTCACCCTGTATAGCCATTACTTCTGGTTCTGTAGATGAGATAAAATCTGACAACTGTTCTTTGATAAACTCTAAGGACATGTGTTTTCTCCTAGAAAGATAGCCCTGTATTATAACCCTAGAATTATAAAAGTAATGAGCGCGCGCTCGTATCCCCGCCACGCCTGCCCGCTTTGTGTAGTGGTTTTCATGCACCTGCATGAGATATGAAAAAGCCCGCCTGAACTGGCGGGCCGGAGCTAAAACGATCCTCAAACGATCATGCAAATTCATGCAGCATAGTCATGCACTACCCTGCTCTGCGTCGCCAGCAGTCTTTCTCCTGCGTGCGGATGGCTTTTTACCACCCAACTTGCGGCAGTCTTTCCGGTCACGCGCTTCGTTTTCTTTAAATTTGTTATACGTTTCAGTATCAAAAAACGAGATGGTTTCAACTTCATCTTTAGGGAGAAGCACACGGAAATCCTGGATATTCAGGCGCGACATCCCATTGATAACACCGCTATCAAGATAGTGCTGATGATAGTTTGTCGTGATATTTATCGTTAGGTCGTCTTTATCACGATATCCGCTCAGCAAGGGGAGAATTTCAAGGTGTTCCGACAATCCATTTTCCAACGCAGGGCAAGTCACCAGCCCTACATAGATTTTGCGTGATGAAAGTGTAGCAATGATAGGAAACTGGCGAGCTGATGCTTCCATGAGCAGCGATTCAAAAGCATTGTTTCCCACTGCCTTTGCCAGTGCATCCCAACGGCGATCCCCTTTTGAAGTACGGCGTTTGTTTAGCCAACCGAACAGCGCCGCGAGAACTATTGAAATCACAACCCACGCGATTTGCTTAATTTCATTGATGCGCTGCGGTTTATCGGTTGTGGTGGATAACATCCCGTTAAAGCTGTCTGGAGTCAGATTCAGCGCATTAGAAAACCAGCGAAACCCACCGCTGATGTTAAGAGCGAAGGTAAGGAAGCCGCCAGCGAGGAAAAAGACAATTCCCCATGCAGCCACAAAAAAATAAGCGTCCCAGCCATTGGAACGCTTATATCTATAACGTGTTGAAAGTGATAGGTTTACATATATAAAACCACTAACCAAAATCACTGCTAAAAGTAATGTTGCCATTATCGGGTTCTGTAATAATATTTTGCTTTAACAGTGCTCGTTTTGATGCCTTCAAGCTTATCCATCTGATCTCGGATGGCTTTCATAGCTTCTTCGTTGGACAAATCTACGGACACAAAACCATCTTTACTCAGATTGAGCTTGTCCTGGTTCTCTTTCAGAACCCGTGCCAAACGTTCAACTGGATTACCCAGCTTCAATGCGGCGATACTTGACATAACCCCTCCTTCTTATACGGCGCGGAAGTGTACACTTCGTCACCAGCAACCACAACAGCAAGTTCCTTATAACTAAGACAACCGTTTTAACTGTTGGTTGCGTTACTTAACTTAAGTTCATTGCCCCTAATCGCGCAAGATGTTTCTGCCTTAAACCACTGCATTTAGCATATATAGTGCCTCTTATGAGAAGCAGGCACTAACAAAGGCAATTTCTAACGCCTCGCACGGCTCGTTGTTCAACCTTGCGGACGGTAAAAGCCAGTTTTATCGTCCGCAACGTTCGCTAATGCAGCCAGCTGTCGTCTTCCCAGACCTGCTGCATAATTTCCATTACCCGCTGCTTATCCTCATCAAGTTTTAAGCCGGTCAACTCGATACCGTTGGCACTGCCTTTGCGAATGCGGATCGCCGTCTTGGGATACAGGGGGCGCAGATTGCGGTAAAGCTCGGATTCAAGGGCGTCCAGGGTAGACTGGCTAATCTTCTGCTCTTTATCGATCATTATTTCAATGCGCATAAAAGTCACCTCAGCTGATGACATCCATTGAGCGGTTGTATTCGTGGGTTCTGATTTTTGCCATGAGTTCATCTGTCAGTTCAGAAACCCATTGCAAAGCCAGCCCCTTCTCTTCATCACTACACTCACTAGCCGCTACAAGCTTAAGAAAAAAATCAATGCGCTGGAGCTTCAAAGACTCCAAAAAATAGTCCTGCATCTTTCCTCCTATGACACCACACGCAACACTGTATGTATAGCCACTGTTTATATTTACAGTATATAATAATCTTACTGATGTAAAACGTTTTTTTACGTTCATCAGCCTGATATGCCTGGTATTATTAAGAGCACGAATTGTTAACCCGCGTAATTAATACAGGTTCCGCCACTTATCATCTTCCTGCAAACGCTGGTTCCGATAGAAGATACGCAGGCCTGCTCCTGACGGAATACTGCCACCGCGAAGGAGCAGATCGACCTCTTTCTCGCTGCCATCAAATCCTCTGGACTTCAGTTCATAGACGAGCTGCTGACGCTGATGCTCTGTAATTCGCTGTTTGTAGTCTTTACGCCATTTCGGTTTCACCAGGCGTAACCTTGCTGCCAGTTCCCGGCGCTCTTTTTTGCTCATACTGTGCAGGTAATCGTGCAACTCCTTGTCATCCATGCGGGTGATCTCCGTTCTGGTATCCCCATCAGCTGATTTGTCTTTCCCTTGTTGGTTCAAATTTTCAGCAAGGGGACAGTTATTGCCACGAGTCCAAGGGGCGCAAGCGCCCTGGTCGGCTGCCGCCTCCTGAATGTCAACGGCCTTACGAACCATTTTCCACTTCACCGCATGAGTGCAGATCTTGCCCTCTGCAATGGGTGACCAGATGCCATAAATACGAATACCGTGATCGCCATAGGCGGTCGGCTCTTCGTTGATTTCATAAGCGGTTCTGATGAGGTGATATTTGCGGGGAACCAGTACGCCGCCCTGCTTCATGATGTAGGTGGCAAAACAGCCAGCATCAGCGGCAGCCAGGATGGCATCAAGGCGCGGGTTATCCAGTACCGGCGCACCTGCTTTTTTGTCCCCCTGTTGCCTTGCCGCCTGACCAGCCAGCAATCGCAGTTCACGGTAAGCCTGACGCCCCGGAATGCCAAAGAAGCGGAATTGCTGAACACGATGCAGAGACGCCCAGGCATTAACGTATTCGGCGTTATCACGCAGGGATTTACCCGTTTCCTTGCTGATCTCGCCAGCCAGACCACGCCCGTCAATGTTCTTACTGATGTATTTCGCGATGTAGCTTGTTGGCGTACCTTTGCGCGGGTTTATCAGCTCAGACTTAAAGCGTGGTTCCGTGTTATTACCCAGCTCCTCGCGGTCTTCACGAATGGCAAACTTACGCAACAAAGCAGTAATGGCGCGGCGATCTTTTTTGCGCATAAAACACAACAGGTGCCAGTGAACTGTACCGTCATGATGCGGCTCAGCCACCCGCACGCCATACCAGCGTAATCCGGCTTTGTGCATCGCCTTACGAAATGCAGCAAACATACCGACCAGATAATCACTGCTTTGTCTTACCGTCGCATTTGTCCAGGTCGGGTTGGGCCTGCCGTTATTTAGCGTGGAATGGAAACGTGACGGACAGGTGATGGTGTAGAAAACGGCGCAGTCACCGCGCATTTCCGCGATAAGCTCCAGACCTTTAACACAGGCCATCATCTCATTGCGGCGATGCGCAGGGTTGCTGCTGCTGGCGTTTACCACGTCTTCCATATCCAGCGTGTCGCCGTCTTCGTTCACCAGTTCATGAGAACGGAAAAACTCCAGCGACTTACGGCGCTGCTCACGTTTATGCATCACGGCTTCATAGCTGACATAGGGAGATGCTTTTTTGCTGACCAGGCAAACAGCACGCAACTGCTCTTCCCGCCATTCGCAACGCATCTTCCATAATTTCCGATACCACCAGTCGGCGCATAACATACGCGCCAGCGAACCAGGAATGAGTTCATAAGGCACGGGTTTACGGCGGTTTCTTTTCCGACGGAGTTGCTCAAACGCAGGCGGGATAACATCCAGACGCAGGGTTTCCGCTGCCACCTTTTCCCATGTCTTGCGGATTTCTTCTGGCGTAACATCATCGGTGGCATACAAATCGCCACAAGCTGTATCAAGGCACATGCTCATATGCGCAGCTACCAAGGTGGACAGGCGTTTCACCTGATCCTGACTCATTTCAGGCAGGATCAGCAGGCCGTCCAGCCCTTCATGGCTTGCCATAAAGCGAAAAGAAGTGGATAGCTGACTGTCGCGTACATGCTCCAGTCGTTCCAAGCATGGCTTAATCGTCTCACGCAAATAGCGGGAATAAGCCTTTGGCCTGCCCAGGCTGCTGAAGTATTTAATACGTTGCATCAGCGGCTTGCTGATATGGGAAGGCTGGGCGTTGACGTCCGCCAGAATGGCCATGTCTGGATTAAAACGCTGCTGCTCATGCGCCAGCTTTGCCCGGCTAATTAGCTTATCCTGCTCCATTTCGCGTTGGACAGGATCACGGGATTCATTAAAGAAATAACGCTCCCAGACCTGATCACTCAGTGCCTCGCGGCGCAGTTGTTCCTGCTCGTTATCGGCAGCGTACAGAGTGATCAGGTTTGAAAGCGCAGAAACCGGCGCAACTTCCGCCGGGTCCAGATAAGGGTTAATGGCCTTTTTCGGGCTGTTCCATGAGAATGCTGCGGCGACCTCGTTAAAGCCGCTGCAGTTGTTCATATCAGCATGGCTCATGCACGCACTCCGTACACGACGGAACAATCCACGCCACGCGAAGGATCAAATCCTACCCAGCAGCGCGGCCCGGAAACAGCGATGATTTCTGTTGCAGATTTACTCTCACCAGCTGCCACGCCGATGCTGCGTTTTGCCTTGATGTAGTGGTGAGTAAAATTGCGATACAGCGAACGGATCAGGGATGTGTCACTGTTAGAAACAATGACCGGATGACCTTCAGATGATCGATGTTCAAGAACGGATGCCAGGTGATACTGGTCATCTTCAGTGAAGCCATCAGTGTGATAGCCGGAAAACGTACCGTCATAAGGCGGATCGCAATACACCACATCCCCCGCCTTCAACATCGCCAGCGTTTCATCAAAGCTGGCGCAGATAAACGTTGCCCGCTGGGCTTTCTCTGCAAATGCGCGAATTTCTTTTTCAGGGAAATACGGATTTTTATAATTACCGTAGGGAATGTTGAAATACCCGCTCTTGTTATAGCGACATAGCCCACGGTAACCATGACGATTGAGATACAGAAAATATACCGCTTTCATGAAATCAGTAATTTCAGTGGAGTAATTAAACTCCTGCCTTATGTTGTAATAAGCCACCTCTCTGTTTGCTTCCTCAAATAAAGCTCTGGCACGAGATATAAACGCCTCACAATCAGCAGCAACCTTTTTATAGAGGTTGATTAAATCAGGATTAATATCCGCAACCAGATAGCTGGGGTAATCCGTCTCCATCATCACAGCACAAGAACCCGCGAAAGGTTCAACCAGTCGCGTGCCAGCAGGAAGGTATTTTTTCAGTTCGGACATAATGGTGGTTTTATTACCCGCCCATTTCAGGATGGTGCTCATACAGCACCTCCTGCAATAACATATCCTAAAGCTTCTAATGGGGTTAATGAGCGAATTGATAGCATCACCCATTGTTCTGAAACTGCCATGACGTCATTAACCGGAAGCACATGAGAGATAACCGCGGCCCATTCCCTACCCGTAAATACGCCATGCTTCCATTCGCAAAGAGAAAGAACATCACCAACTTTATAGCCACGATCGTCTTTACGAAGTTCAGCCGTCTTTTGACCTGCAACCACAGCGTTGAAATACTTAGGTGCAATTTTTAATTGATGGATACGCACAGCCCCTGTCATACAGCACCTCCGTTGTAATGTTTGCCTTTCAGCTCTGCGATTTCCTGACAGGTAATGCAAAGCTGCACTCCTGGAATGGCGCGGCGGCGTGCTGGCGGAATTGGCGCTTCACATTCAATGCAAAGCACGCGAGACACGCCCGGTGTTTTGGCACGGGCAGCACGGATATGGCGCTGGCGTTCTTCTTCAACGCGCTGCTGTACGAGATCCATTGCATCAGCCATTAGTGGATCTCCTGCGCTTCGTTCTGGATTGCTTCAGCGGTCACACGCAGCAGTTCTGCCGCTTCGACGTGGTTTAGCTGGCGGGATGTGATATGACACGCAAGACTATCAAGGCGGGCAGCCATTGCTTCAGCCCTTGCCCGGCGTTCTTCCAGACGAGCCTCTGTCAGTAAAATATTAAGCCCTGCGTCATCCGGTCCGGTTTTAGTCGTGAGGGTTTCAATATTACGCATAATCAATTCTCCTGAATTTAGATAAAGGGATGCCCGGCGGGTTTACGCCATTAATTTCATTAGCTGGTTAATTCGGCATGGTTAGCCGTCTGGGAAATAAGCTCACCACTGCACGAAAATGATTCATTGCTTTAATCAACTCCCGCTTTTCGTCAGTGGTCAGCTCATTAATGCTGATGCTATGACGTTCAGCTGGAATTTTTGCCATAAAGAATATGGCAGCCAGTGCCCGTTTATTTTGTTCGCTATTGATATCCCGTGGATCACGCATATCTTTAATAAACCGCTCAAGCTCTGACTCAATATTCAGACCAAAAACTTTCGCCCTTAACTCCGCAATGTGATTAAGTCCATTCAGGCGTTCACCGGGGCTTAATGGAACAGTCGCCGCAGCGCCATTAATTGCCATAATTCATATCCCCAAAACGCAACTATCGTTCTTTGTTCTTACGGTAACGTTCAAGAGGAGATACATTTTTTCGTATCGTCTCTTTAACCTGCTCTCCCCGTAAAAACGTCCCATCCTTTAGCGTGAAAAAGTAACTGCCATCGCCCGACAACGACGGATAACAACAGAGCAAATCATCTTCAGGTACTGAATAACTCTCCCCTCTGTAACGAAACTGATAAACCACTTCACTTTCCGCTGCATACATTTTGACTTTCTCCGTTTCCCCGTGGTCAATTCAGACAGCAATTCATCTTGTGAACGGCACGGATGCCAGCGTTTACCATCCTCACCCATGATCCAGCCGTGACCGTAGTGCATTGCCGGGCTTTGTTTTACCAGCAGCGATGCAAATGATGGTTCTTTCGTCAGCATAAGCACCTCACAGCAAACCGAATGAAGCACCGAGGCCAGTCACGGTATCAACTGCACTCGCCATCGCAGGATTAGCCTGTAAACGGGCCTGCAATGAAACAGCCGCCAGCGCCATCAGTCGTGTTACAGAGTTAATGCTGCTGATAGCATCACGACGACCTGCACTGGTTTTTACATCGCCAGATACCGCACCTGCAGCAACACGCCCGATCTCTGCGGTTGCACTCATGACGTAATGTGGCAGTTTCTCTTTTGCTACCTCATTAATCGGTACACATGGCAGACAATGAATCTGTGCCAGAAAACCATCTACCAACGTTGAATCTTCAGTCAGATCGGTAAGCAGCCAGATTTCTGGTGCGGTTAATAAATGAGGTTGAGCTGGGTTCAGCTTGTTCCGCAGAATCTGCACATTCATGCCCGCACGTTCTGCCAGTTGCACCAGATTGTGGCGCAGTGCGAATGCACGACAGGCTTCATCAAAATGTGGATGTTTGGAAACTTGGTAATCAAACATGGTTTTCAACTCCGAACTTATCGCAAAATCGAACTCAGCGTCTTATTGCGAAAATAGACGTCTATTAAGCAGACAAAGCATCAACAGTCAGAGCAGCCAGGTTAATCATTACCTTTTCACGTTTTTTGTCTTTACGAAGACGATGACGAGGTAGTCGGCCATCAGCCAACATGTCGTTAATCGTATCAATAGAAAGGCCAGTCAGTTCGCTATAACGTTCGATTGTGACATGTGGTGTATTCAGAGTAATTGAAATGTTAGGTGTCATAAGGCAACATTCCTTCTAGATATGGCTTGTGGCGAGCCGTTGTTTGTCGTGATTAGTAGTGAAGGCTCCAAAAGAACACTTCTGGTTCAACTTTAAGATCGCTTTTGGAATCTGTCAACGAATTTTGGATTTCTTTGGAGGACTTGTGGATTTCAATAGCGGCGGTAAGAAAGCCATAGAACGTTTAGTTGAAGCATATGGGTTCGGTACTCGTCAGGCTCTCTGTGATCATTTAGGTGTTTCTAAGAGCACCATGGCAACGCGCTATATGCGTGATATTTTTCCAGCAGATTGGGTAATCCAGTGCGCCCTTGAAACGGGCACCTCGCTTAATTGGCTAACAACAGGGCATGGTTCAAAGCAAGCATCAGCAAATACAAATACTATAGAAGTAGAAAAATATTTATTGTCTGATGGAGCATTGCAGAAAGACGGTTTTTATATTTTTGATAAGGGATTTCTACCCTCTACGTTTAAAAAACCTTTTGTCATCACAGATAACAATTCTGAATTTATTTGTGATAAAGAATTTGATGATATACGTGATGGTAAATGGGTAATAAGTATTGATGGCGAAATAACGATCCGTGACATTACTCGTTTACCCGGTGGAAGAATCTTCGTCGAGGGTGGAAACAGAGCCTTCGAATGCAAGATAGAAGACATTGAAATAATTGGTAAAATTATAAGTTTAACAGTCAAGTATGTTAAATAGTACCGGGAGGAAACTATGCTTGGTAAGGTATTTTTTGTGGTTTTGTCATGTTCTTTGTTATTAAACCCACTAACTACCTATGCTAGAAATTATCCCTGCTCAGGGAAAAAGGGAGGTGTTTCTCACTGTACCTCAGATGGCAAATTCGTTTGCAATGATGGAACTATTAGTAAATCCAAAAAAATCTGTACTAAAAACTCACGATAACTTTTGTTTTTATATCTGCGTCTAAAATAAAAATGAGCCGCAGGTTAACCGCAAAAGTTACATGCTCACATAGCAAAAAGAATAGCCAACTTCATTATGGCTTCAGTGAGATGTATGGTCGTAGGATTTCATACATTGACACTGGTTATACATACAGTAAAAATGCTCTCTACTGGAGGGCATTTTTTATGGCAGTACGAAAACTCACCACAGGGAAATGGCTTTGCGAATGTTACCCCGCCGGACGAAGTGGGCGTCGTGTGCGTAAACAATTCGCCACCAAAGGCGAAGCTCTGGCTTTTGAGCGTCACACGATGGAAGAAACCGAATCAAAGCCCTGGCTGGGCGAATCAGTGGATCGTCGAACCCTGAAAGACGTGGTTGAGCTATGGTTCAAACTACATGGTAAATCTCTGACTGCTGGACAGCATGTCTATGACAAATTGCTGCTGATGGTTGACGCTCTAGGCAATCCTCTTGCAACCGATCTCACCTCTAAAATGTTTGCCCACTATCGAGATAAACGCCTGACAGGCGAGATCTACTTCAGCGAGAAATGGAAGAAAGGAGCAAGCCCGGTCACCATTAACCTGGAGCAAAGCTATCTAAGTAGTGTTTTTAGCGAACTATCCCGTCTGGGCGAATGGTCGTATCCGAACCCACTGGAGAACATGCGAAAATTCACCATCGCAGAAAAAGAGATGGCATGGCTTACCCATGAGCAGATTGTTGAATTGCTGGCTGATTGCAAACGTCAGGACCCAATTCTGGCACTGGTAGTTAAGATATGCTTAAGCACAGGCGCACGCTGGCGTGAAGCCGTAAATCTTACCCGCTCACAGGTGACCAAATACCGAATTACCTTTGTCAGAACGAAGGGGAAGAAAAACAGAAGCATCCCTATCAGTAAAGAGCTTTACGAAGAGATCATGGCGCTTGATGGGTTCAATTTCTTCACAGACTGCTATTTTCAATTTTTATCCGTGATGGAAAAAACGTCTATCGTGCTCCCTCGCGGTCAACTCACACACGTTCTGCGCCATACGTTTGCGGCGCACTTCATGATGTCGGGTGGAAACATTCTGGCCTTACAAAAAATTCTCGGACACCACGATATAAAAATGACTATGCGTTACGCACATCTGGCACCGGATCATCTGGAAACGGCGCTCCGTTTCAATCCTCTGGCAACGCTGCCAAGTGGCGACAAAGTGGCGGCAGCGGTTGGCATTACCCCGTAA